AAGAAGACTGGTAATTGGATAACTGAGGTGTCCAAGAAGTTTGATCACCCTTACGACTGCTACAATTGGGCAGAAGAACAGATATACGAACTAAGACAGAAATAAGTTATGGGAAGACAAGCATACGTCAAGAGTAAGTATCAAGGAGTATCAGGAGCTATGGACAAAGGTGTTATTAGATGGCGAGTTAATATGCCAGGAATAGGACGTGCTAACTTAGAAACAGAAAGAGAAGCTGCTATTGCTGTGGATAAGCTACTTATAAGAAAAGGGAAAGACCCTGTGAATATTCTAAAGAGAGTTAAAAAGGAAGAGGCATGAGAAATGGAGAAAATACATTCAACTCTATTATGATTGTAGTGTTAGTAGTAATATGTTCAATAATACTATCAGCACAATTAGACGGAATACTAATCGCTGTAAAAGCTTTAAATTAAATCTAGATGGATGTAAGAGAAGAATTAGAACGGCAAATGTGGGAAGTAGATGAAGATATGAATCTATATCCTTCCAATATAGACCGAATAGTTGAATTATCAAACCAACGAGTAATAGCTGAGCTAGAAGCTGTACTTGACTTCAATATGAAATTACCTGACGATAACAAGTATATGTCTGTAATGAATACAGCACAACTAGAGTTAGCCAAACGAATTCATAACCTAAAAGAGAACCAAGATGAGTAAAGAAAAGATTGATTTAACAAAGGCAGTAAGGGATGATAAATTCTTAGATGGAAAAGGAGTAGTTATGATGTATTACGTAGCAAAGAGTGGAGGTACGTACAAACACTTACTAGTAGGCGAGGATGGTATAACTTGTTCATATACAGATGACGGACGATCTATAAATAACAACAGTTGTAATGTAGATAATCTAGTATCTAAAGTAGAACCCTCAGAGCAAGAAGTATTCAATAGGAATACTATGGTAGCTCTAAGTGAGATAGTTAGTGTTGTCGAAGAAATTCAAGCTAGAGATAAAATGCTTGCAGCTCTAGGGGAGTTTAGAGAGAAAAGATTAGACGCAGCAGAGAATCGTATAGATATTCTTATGAGTGAGAGAGATACTACTGATCCAGAAGTAGGTAGGAGTGAAGACACTATGACAATGAAGTTTAAGTCAGAAATGAAAGAAGCATTCTCTATTGCAGGTAACCATGTAAAAACTCCCACTGATATGGCTAACTTAATAAGTGCACAAGAGTCTTTCTACAAAGCTATGGATGAAGTTAAAGCTCAATCTGACCCAGAAGAACTAGACCCATTTGAAGCATGGTGGTATGACGAAGGTTCAGGAATGAATATAGGCTCCGAAGAAGAGTTAGTGTCCTTTGCTAAAAGAGTAACTAACATAGCTTGGACTAACGGAGCTTACACAGAAAAGTATTCCAATAGACGTAACACCATTATTGAGGATTATCTTAAAGATGATACCATTACACCTAAAGCATTATTAGACTTAGGATTCACAGAAGAGTATCAACCACCAGTTAGTGAATGTGAAGGATTTATATACTACTCATTCAGTAAGCTTGGGGTAGAATTATTATCCTCAATAGTAAGTTCTGATGATGGGTTCTATGTATTCTTTGAGGATCAGTACGAGATTCATAGCCTAAGAAAATTAGGAGATTTAGTATTGTCACTAAACGAATTGTAAGGTGATTCAAGATAATTTACTGATAGCTATATTGATATTAGTAGTGGTATTTAGTTTATACGATTACATTGTCGGTAAGAAGTAAAAGACTATATTTGTACAATAAATAAACCTAGAAGATGAAAGGATTAATCAAAGAAAATTTAGTTGAGGGAATTAAAAAGGGTAAAAGCCTAAATATCATACAAAGGTTTTTAAGTATTAGATACAGAATCAAGGTTAGCTTAAATGTGCTACGAAAACGAAAAACAAACTTAAAATAGACGAGATGGATTTAACTAAAGCCGTTAAAGACGATAAATTTATGACTAGAATTGGAGAAGTTATTACTTACGATATACGTTCTGAAAACGATATATACCCTAACTTACTAATAGATAGTGTTGGTAACTCGACTTCAAGGACTGATGATGGTAGGTATAGTGTTGATGGTTTTGGTGGTAATTTAGATATAGTCAAGGCTGTAAAAGAAACGTCTTCCCCTACTTGGGATGAAGTATTAAGTACAGCATCAGCATCAGCTACTATAGAGATTAAAGACGAAGATATAGCTACGATAGAGAATTTACACGATAGGTTATTACCTAAATTAGATATAAACGATCCAAGAATGGTTCTTAGTAGAGAGTTGACAGGAAGAATGAGTAAAGCATTGAATGTTGAAGATAACTTAACTGATTCAAGCTCCGATAAGATAAACAACAAGATAGACGAAGTTCGTGATATGCTATTAGCTAAGAATAAAGCCTATGGAGATGCTGCTTTGGCTCCTGTTGGAATATTCAACAAGAACACTTCATCAGATTCAATACGTGCTAGGATAGACGATAAACTAGCTAGAATAAAGAACTCAGGAATAAACGATGACACCGAAGATACCGTACAAGATTTATGTGGGTACTTTATATTACTAATGATTGCTAACGACCAATAACATGAAGAAAAAGTTTTTTGATAAATACACGAGCGAGATACTAAAGCTATTTCGCATTACCAGAAATGATTTATTCTCTAAGAATAAAAAGAGAGAGATTTCAACTGCTAGACATCTATTATACTATATGTGTTTTAGAAGGAAAATGAGTCTGGTTGAGATACAAACCTATATGAGTGAAGAAGGTTACGATATACCTCACTCATCTATTATACATGGTATTAATGTAGTTGAGGAGAAGGTTCTTACCGATAAAGATTATACCTACTCAATTGATAAGATTGAATCATGTACAATTTAGAGGATATATTCCAAGAGGCTTCTACTGATCCGTATGCTTTGAATCTTGATAACGAAAGTGTTGAAGCTAGGTTGGTATTTGGAGTTAAAATCATTAAAGTTAAGTGTAACGATATGATAGTTATACAGAACACTTTATATGGTGGTGGGTATTACAAGGAATTATCGGAAGACGAACTAAATCCATTCTTAGAAAAAGGATGGAGGTATGGAGTTTATACGGTATCACTAGCTAATTATATGGCTAACCTAGATAGTATTGACAAAGAGATACACGAACTTATTATCTCGAAAGCAAGTAAGGGCTCGATTAAAGAAGCTCAAGCTGTAAGGACTAGGATTATGAAGCGTTACACTAAAATAAGTAAAAAACTAAATCTATTAAAATGAACGAAGAAAATTATTACACGAAATTAAAGAGCATAGAGAAAGGTAAGTACGATAACTTATCATGGCTTACTGCTTGGGATATATTAAAAACAGCACATCCTGGAGCTCAAAGATGCGTACATGAAACTCCTGTTGGTTTGAATTATTTCTCAAATGGAATGACTACTTATGTGAAGGTTGGTGTTATTGTTAATGACTTAGAGCACATCGAGTACTTACCTATAACAGATAGTGATGGTATTTCAATGATAGGTAATGATGTTACATCTGTCCATATTAATAAAGCTATCCAAGAGTGTACTTTAAAAGCTATTGCATTACATGGATTAGACTTATCTCTATGGGAAGTAGGTGAAGAACCTAAAGTGGAGGTAAAGCCAGTTGTAAAGAATACGGAACCTAAAAATATATCACTATTAGTAGGCGATAAGAATTGGGATACAGTACTTAAATACATTATAGCCAATAAGAAGTTAGGTCTTACTAAAATAGTTAATACCTTAGAATCTAAGTATAGTATTGACAAAGATACTAAGGCTGAAATTAAAAAATCCTTGTAGTATAAACTTAAAAAACTAAAACATTATGGAGCGTAACATAGACTGCATGAAGCACAGAAAATCTACACATATTGCAGGTGTAGATGTAGATATGATAATTGCAGATAAAGGAAAGTGTGTACTAACGATCAAAGATTGTTATTATGACACGAACGTAGATGTCAGCGGAAATAAGACTGATGGTTATTTTATAGAATTTATGGAGGATATTAAGCCAATGATGGTAAACTCCATAAATAGAAAGACAATATCAACCATTGTTAAAATCAAGAACAAATGCTCAGGAGCTGAAAGCCGTAACATCGGTAATTGGAAAGGCTTAACGATTGATTTACTATTTGATGAGACTGTGAAGATGATGGGTAAGCGTACTGGTGGTATTAGAATATCTCCTATAAGCCCTATACCAAATATATCAGATAAGAACGCTAAAGCTGTCTTAAACAAATCAAAATCACTAGACGAATTGAAAGCTAATTGGAGTAGTTTAACCAACGAAGAACAGAAATTACCTAGTATTGAAGCACTGAAACAAAAACTTAAACCAACTCTAAAATAATGATAGCATATAAAGAAATTGAACAGAAGTCCGAAGAGTGGTTCATTATGAAATGGTCAAAAATCGGAGGTACGCTAAGTAAAGGCTTGCATACGAAAGGAGATACTTTATTCATTGACATTCTCAGTCAGAAGATTGAGGAGTTTGAGCCATCAGATGGATTTACAAGCGAGGCAATGGAACGAGGAAATGAATTAGAGCCATTTGCAATTGAATACTTAGAGAAGTATGCAGGTGTGAAATTTGAAGCCTTTGGTTGGTTGCAAAGTGAGGAAAACAGCTTACTCGGTATCAGTCCAGATGGATTGACTGAGGATCACACAATGGCTTGCGAAACTAAGTGTATGCAAAGAAAAGCACATACTAAGGTTTTACTTACTAATGAGATACCAACGGAGTATATCCATCAATGTATTCATTACTTCACCGTAAACCCAAAACTTGAAAAGTTATACTTCTGTGCATTCCGTACAGAAAGCTTAAAGAGTTTTGTAAAGGAGTTAACCTTAGATAGCATCGTAAACGTGGGTACTGAGAAGACACCCAAGCTATTTTCTATCCGTCACGTTAGAGATTTATCTATCAAATTAGCTAACGAACTAGAGAATCGTATTAACGATACTATTGAAGAATTAAAGTTTTAGTAGTCAAGAAATACTTGACAACTGAATATTCAGCCTTACAACTATCCCTTCAAGATGTAAGACTATAACTATTAAGGAGGATTAAACAAAACATTATGTCAAAAGAAAAAGTATTTGCAGACGGATTTTCATTTTCAACTAGAGAAGGTCAACCAGATTTCGTTGTAGGAAGAGTTTCAGTTAAGATTGAAGATGCTATTCCATTCCTAAATGAGCATGGATCTGCTAGAGGTTGGGTGAATTTGAACGTGCTTATCGGAAGAAGTGGTAAGCCTTATGTTGAATTAGATACCTTTGAACCTAAAAACAACACAAATAAACCAATTGAAACACCAAAAATAGAAGAAGTAACACCAGAGGATTTACCATTCTAAAAGATTTATCCCACTGACTATTAGAAGAGTACGGATTAAAAACGTACTCTTCTTTTTACTTAATGCTGAAATGTTGATTTACTTTCTCTATATACTACTATATATATATTATATAATATTATTATTTTTTTCTCAAATTCAAAGGTATAAAATCAACATAATCAACATAGCCCTTATAAATCAGATAGTTAAGTCATAATTATCAACATAAAATCAACACAATGTCAACATTACAAGTTACGATATTTAAAAATATCAAAGAAACATCGACTCCATTCTATCGTGAGGTAGCTGTTGTACTAGACAGGATAAAGGATGGGGCTTCAAAAGACTTGGTTATGGGTATTCGTAAAGAAAAGGATAAACCCATACGTAATGAGCTTAAAAAGAATTTACCTGCTATATGCTTCTCTGGAATATTTACTAAGAGAAACGATAGCTCAATATCTGAACATAGTGGTTTGATATGTTTAGACTTCGATGGTTATCCAAAGAAGAAAGATATGTTAGACGAAAAGAATATGCTTAGTAAAAGTAAGTATGTATATTCAGTATTTATATCCCCATCAGGGAATGGCTTAAAAGTATTAATTAAGATACCTCAAGATGTAGATAATCACATCAACTATTTTAATTCACTAGAAAAACAATTCGATTCTCCGTATTTTGATAAGACTTGTAAGAATGTGTCAAGAGTATGTTACGAGTCATACGATCCGTTAATCTATACCAACGAAGATTCATTACTCTGGGAAACGATAGCTGACATAGAGTACAAAGAAGTTATAGCTATTAAAGATGCTCCTACCATACCAATAACAGATGAGAATAAGATTGTAGAGATTCTAGTTAAGTGGTGGGTTAGTAAATATCCAATGGCGGAAGGTCAACGGAATCAAAATGCTTTCGTATTAGCTATGGCATTTAATGATTATGGCATAAGTAAGAGTTTATCGTTATATGTCCTTAATGGATATGCAGATGAAGGATTTAAACTAAGTGAGATTACAAGAACAATTGACTCGGCTTATGCGAATACTCAGAACTTCGGTACTAAGTACTATGAGGATGATGAGAAAGTAAATAGAATCAAGGCTAAGTTCAGACGAGGAGCAACAAAGAAAGAGATTCGTCAAGATTTACAGGACTCAGATATTGAAGATGATGTAATAGAATCTGTATTGGAAAGAGTTTTAGATGAAACATCATTAAAGCAGTTTTGGTCAAAGAATGATAAAGGAACCATCAAGGTAATACACATCCTTTTTAAGCTGTTCTTAGAGGATAACGGCTTTTATAAGTATTGCCCAGAGGGAAGTAAGAACTACGTCTTCGTGAGGGTTACAAACAACCTCATAGATCATACATCTGAAAAGGATATAAAGGATTTTATACTAGGTCATTTAGTGAAGCTAGAAGATTTGAGTGTTTATAATTACTTTGCGGATCAGACTAGGTTCTTTAAAGAAGACTTCTTAACGCTACTAGACACTATTGACGTTTACTTTATATCAGATACGATAGACTCAGCATACCTATACTACCGTAATTGTGCGGTCCAGGTTACTAAAGACGAGATACTACCTATTGACTATATTGACTTAGGAGGTTACGTTTGGAATGACCACGTTATAGACAGGAACTTTAATATATGTGAGCTTGATAATTGTGATTTCAAGAAGTTCATAAATAACATTAGTGGTAGGGATTTAGAACGTACAAATTCTATGGAGAGTACATTAGGATTTTTATTACACGCACATAAGAACTTGGCTTATTGCCCTGCCGTTATATTAAATGATGAGGTTATTTCTGACAATCCAGAAGGCGGAACTGGAAAAGGATTATTTATGACTGCTCTATCTAAGATGAAGAAAGTAGTTACAATTGATGGGAAGTTATTTGCTTTTGAGAAAACATTCCCATACCAATTAGTTTCCGCAGATACACAGATAATTGTATTTGATGATGTTAAGAAGTACTTTGACTTCGAGAGGTTGTTTAGTGTAGTAACTGAAGGTATCACCTTAGAGAAAAAGAACAAGGATGCAATTAAGATACCATTTAGTAAATCACCTAAAGTAGCTATAACAACAAATTATGCTATTAAAGGAGCAGGTAATTCATTTGCTAGACGTAAATGGGAACTAGAGCTACACCAACATTACAATGGTAACTTCACTCCTATTGATGACTTCGGAAAGTTTATGTTCGGTGATTGGAATGATGAGGATTGGTGTTCTTTTGATAACTACATGATAAGCTGCTTACAGAATTATCTAGGTGGTGGCTTACAGAAAAGTACCTTTGTTAATCTTAAAATACGTCAGCTATCTGCTGAGACTTGCCACGATTTCATTGAGTGGTGTGGGTTATTAGAAGGAGCTGACCCTCACATATCATTAAAGGCTGAGGTTAAATTGAGTAGTCAAGATTTGTATATTGAATTTACAACTGAGTACCCTGACTATGGTAAAAACTCTAAGATGACTATATCTAGGACTAAGTTTTATAAATGGATAACTGCTTACGCATTATTTAAAGAGGGTACTGTCCCTGAAACAGGAAGAGATTCATTCGGTAAATGGATTATAATTAGACAAAAAACTAAATTGTAACAACGTGTTA